GTGCTGAGACTTGGTTAGTTCCAAAAGCGGTATTTCCTGTTTGAATACTTCCTTGAGAAACGATAGATGCAGTCCCCCAAACAATCTTGTCTTCATGTAAAACAAAGTCTCGATTTTGTCTAAACAGGGATGGCTCACCACCACCACTTGCTACAAGAGAAACACGATCAATTGATTTAACATCACGACCTGGAATGTAGTCAAACTGATCCCTAAAGGTGTTATGGTAGTAGCTAACGCTTACAGTAGAACCCACAAGTGGAGGTGTAGGAAGGGTGAAAGATCCATTAGCCCCGTCAAGTGATTGTGCGGGTACGACGTTCCCATTAACTTTTACAGTAATGAGACTCACATCGGTAGACACGATACCACCATTTGAGCCGTCTACAATGGGGCCATAGGCAGTAAAGAAAGTACGATTTCTTGGTGTGCCCATTTGACTTGTATACACACCTATCGCTAGGTTTGCGGTTCCTGCTCCTATTTGGATATAACCATTTGCAGAAAGCAAAAGGTTTTCACTCCCATCTTGATCTACATAAGAGCTTGCAGCGAGGGTACCAATTTCGGCCCCATTGATTGCATTAATAACTTTATCAAGAGAGTCTGCTCTAACAGATTCCACACCAAGAGTGATAACCTTAGTGATTCCGTCACAAGTAATGATAAGTGTGTTTGTATTCGCGGTGATTACAAAGTTAGAAGCAGAACCTCTAATCTCAGTTTGGAAATCAGAAACTTGAGTAGTAAGTGATTCATCTTCAACAAAAGTATCTGTACGATTAAAGAAGTAAGAAACCCTCACATCATCACCTGGGCTTGGGGCTTCTGCTAATCTAATTTTCCCACTCAAACCGTCAACTTCTAGTACAACAGTAGCGTTGCCATTGATAGTAGCGGATACCGAGCTAGGGGTATTTGATGGAGTACCAGTACCGTCTCCAGTAACGATAGGGAAATGGCGAACGAAGATTTCAGTTAGTTCACCATCATAGTCCGCCAAAATGTACGATCCATTAGGATTAGTACCTGAAATCATACGTCCCGTGGTATCTTCCTCTACAATGTTTTGGTCAATCGTAGAAGATGAGCCACGAACTAACTCTCTGCCCGTGACAGAGAAAGTTTGTTTACCTACACCAATGAGGGTAGGTACTTTCCCTTGCAACCGAGCGAGGTTAGTATTGGTGTCTTCAAAAATGGTTTGGGTATATACCCCTGGTGGTGCGTATCCGCCTTCAATAGCCATGAGCTTTACTCCTTAGTTGAGGATGATCTTTGTTGTTCAAGTTTATTCATTCCATCCTGACGTGTTTCACGATAAACCTTTGCGGGTTCTGGCAAAGAATCATATGAACCGTCGGGTAATCTCATTATGTCATTCCCAGAGTCACCCGTAGAATGTAAGATGTCCCACTTATCCCTATTTCTCCTATAGACAGTATCCCACTTCGCTTGAGCATCCTCGCCAATCACTCGATCATAATCCATGTCGAAAGACTCTATGCCAGAGTCTTGGACTCGCATTGACTGAGATACATCAGCTTGAAAGCCAACTGTGAGATTAGGAGAACCTTCAGCAAACGCACTTTCCCCACAAGTACATGATATACTATCAGTACCTCGTGAAACTCTTTTACGTTGTGAGAAACCACAACTTGTGCATTGAAACTTTAGGATAGGCATAAATAGACCCTTTCTCTTGTATAAGTCGTTTCATAAATAAACTATTAAAGAAGTCGCTGTAAGAAATCAGTTTCAGATCCAATACCCGCGATTGGTGCTTTAATGATGTCTTTGACTGGAACAACACCTTCTAAGTTAAACCTTAAAAGAGGCAATACTAGTGGGAAATGAACGAACCAGTCTGCTTGGATAGATAAACTCATGCTCGCGGTGTAAAAATAATCATCCGCGTTGTCATCATAAACCTCTTCGCCTTCCCCACCCAAGCTCACGTCCGAAACCTCTAAACCCATATTGGCAAGTTTAGGTCGTAAAGCAGACCATAGCCAGACAACAGTCCTATCCGCTATATCCGCTTGGCTATGAACATCCCTAGTCACAAGATCAATGTCCACACTTATATCCCACCTGCCCCCATATTCATGGTATGTGGCTTGGCGTTCTTCTTCAACTATAATAACTTGTTCGTCCCCGTCTTCAATCCAACGCCCAATAGCTATCAGACAGCCAGGTATGATTTCTCGATACACTTGGTCGGGCCATACTGTGTAAGGATCAGGGACATCTGCTTCCTTGTAGGAATACTGTGCTCTTAAACTTAAACCTCTTGGAACGGCTTCCGCTAAAGTAACCGTCGTACCATTAAGGGTATATTCTGTGGATTCTAACAACCTCCCCGAAGGATTCTCAATCAACCTAAACGAGTTGGCTACGGGTTCTTCAAGTAGCTCTATTGTCGTCGGGTTGGTGAAAATCAAGACACTTTCTTTTTGATACTGATAAATGTCTTGGGTTATTACATATTTATAAGGATCTTCACCTGGAGCTTTGTTGAATTTAAAGTGATAAACTCCTTTTCTTGGGGTTTTAAAGGTAGATTCCCTTACCCACTCAATAGAGACACTTTTTTTGCCTAGAACACTTGCTAGAACCACATGACCTTCAACCGTGGCGATAAAGTTGTCTGGGCTAAGAACAACATTACTAGCACCCCCCGTCTTAACAACCATGCCAAACTGGGGTCGCTCATCAAACGCATACTTCCCTTGGATGTTTTGAGCTAGGGTTGTGTATCGGGGATGGTCTTGCCAATACTCCTGTAGCTCTTTTATCATTCTATCTCTTACAGCTAGGGTTAGATGGTGAAACATAAGTAGCCCTCCTTTATATGGTATGATTAACTATAAACAAATAATGAAAGGTGGAGGTGATGTGGAAAACAGGCACTAAAAAAATCATAGAGTATGACTGTATCATCCAGTTCCTAAAACAAGCATCTCAACATGAACATGAGATCGTTTTAGGGACTGATAGCCAACCATTCAACTCAGGTACTTTTTTAGTTTCTGTGATCGCTGTCCTCTGTGATGACCCAGAATACCATTGCAGATACTTCTACAAGCAACATGAAGAACGACCAAAGCATCACAGCCTCTATGAGCGTGTGTTTTCCGAAGCTCAATCAACAATAGAAATCGCTTGTCAGATCACAGAGGCAATCCCACACGCTAACATCTCTATCCACCTAGATGTCAGCCATGAGAACACAAGCCACAAAACAGGTAGGTTCTCTCGATCCCTAGTCGCTATGGTGCGTGGCTATGGCTACGATAGCGTAGAGGTCAAACCGAACGCTTGGTGTGCTTCTAAGTTAGCTGATAAGTATACCAAGCGTATTCCCTCATGGTTGAGATGACCAGGTAGTCTTTTATCGAAGGGTTAAAACCCAACCATTTTTACCTGTTCTTGGGGAGACTACTTGCTCGATATTGATCTTAGAACGCTGAAGTTTCTTGAACCTTTTAGCGGCGTTGGCCGCCATCCATTCATCCATCTCATCATACATCACTTCACCAAACTCGTCCCTCATGCCAGCCGAGCCTGCGTAGCCCATCTTACGCTCTTCAATCTCCATCATCTCTTTAAGGATGAGTCTTGGATATTTCATCAGTTCAGATGCAAATAAGTTGGGGTCTGACACATAGGCAACACCTCTATCATTAAAGCGAAGGTTTTCAGCTAGAACATCCGCATCTCTTTTATCTAGTGGTTTTGTAATGGTAATAAAGTGGTCGTTAAGAGCACTTTGACGCTCAAGTCGGGCAATCCTCATCTCAAGTTCTCTAATAACTTCTGATGCTGTTCTTCTCATCTTATTTCTCCTAGGGTTAAAGAGGGATCACCTATGAGAAGATATAAACTATTGAAGTATGTGATAACTATAAGCCTCAGCCATTCGGATCATTCCATCTATGGTAGGGTCATGGCTATTGGTATAAAATCTCAAGCCCCCAAACTTCTCTTTGATCTGGACGACATAGAATATGTTCACATCTGGAGTCTGTATGAGATGGTTTTGGATTTGAGCACATAAAGTATCAACTAGAGGATACCAGGACTCTGACACTTCAAGGTATGAGAGGGTCGGTTCACCATTCTCGTCAGTAAATAAAGATTCCCACTTAGCTATCAACTCATCATGTGTCATCTTGCACCTCGTTGTACTGAATGTAGAGTCCATCCTGGTTGTATATCACATCTTCTACAAAGGGGTACGATTTCTTCAAGTCTTCTAATTGCCCTAAACGAATATGGAACTTGTTAGGGTAAACAGGTTTGAACTTCAAGAAACCTTTCTTATCTTCTACTAGTTCCCATTTTTCTCCTGTATGGAGAGAGGACTCGTGTACGCCTAGATTAAATTGGATGTGTAGTATTAACTTTTCTTTTGTTTGTGGAGTTGGCTTATCCATAAACTCTTTACGGGCTTTTTGATAAGCGTTCCAGTTCCAGTTTGTAGCGACCTTACTGATAACTAGATTACTAAGGTGTTCAAGACAGGTAGACGAATATTCTGCTACTTGAACCAAGTCCTTATCGGACCCCTCAAATGAATACATCTGTGTGAGCATAAGGTGTTCATTGAGGATAGCTTCTAGGGCTTTGTTTAATCTGTCTTGGTTTTCGGGAGTGATCTTTAAGATAGGCTTCATGTCTTTTACCTTTTGTAGATTATTTATATCTCCCATTTGAGAAACATTGTAGTGGAGTGTAGTTATGAAAGACAATCAAGTTGTATTTTACAATACAAGTGTTGCTGAGGTCATGGAAATCCTTCAAATGGATAGCAAAAAAGACCCAGCAAGAATTGAGTTTGAAGAGTTTGAAGTCAAACTCAATAAAAAAGGGGATCACACAATGATTACCCTTATAAGTGGTCTAACAGGCGTTGCCCCTAAAGACGGCATTATTGATTTAAAAGTTGCTTGGTCTGGCAAGTATAGAGACATGGAAAGTATTGAGAGGGTTCAAGCGGTCCTAGCTCTTAATCCTAACTCTAAATGGTGGAAAGAAATACTTTTAGACCTCCAAGACGGTGAACCCTTAACCTGGAAAGTAGAAGAAATCTTGACAGATACAGAAGATCGTATCAAGAACCCAGACCAAGAGTTACTTGCAAAGATAGATCAAGCGATTGCTCGCAACCCAAGGTTCAAGCTCTTAACTAGCTTTAAACAACAGGTACTATCAGGCCGTGAACTTTCCGAGCGGCAAATGGAAATAGTCTTACAAAACTTGCCAGGTGGACCAGTTACCGAAAAGTCACTCTTACAAGACTTGAAAACAAATGTATCACTAAGCCATAATGACTTTATGCTCGTTATCAAAGGCTTAAAAAGTGGTATTGGATCACTCAATGATGAGGAGCGTAAGCGTTTGCGACACCTCATTTATCGTAATGGACGTAAGCTCGAAAACTCTTACCCCAAAGATGAAGTCAGAAGGCTTCTAAAGAAAGGAACAGCTATGCGTAGACTCGCTAGTGAAGTAATCAATGACCTTGAGATGAGGATTGCTCGTCTTGAAAAACAATCCGCCACGACCCTTGAGGGTATTGGCTTGAAGTTTGATGGTCCACTACCGTCTTTTGAAGAGACTTTTTCAATTTTTTTCAAAAAACTAAAACATTACTACCCTGTTGTAAAAGAACCAGTAGGGAATAGGAGAAGGAATAAAAAAATCTCTAAAAAAGAATGGAATCTTTTGGAAAAAGAAATCCGCCATGCCTTAAAAACTGAATCAGGTTATAAAAATAAAGAAACCGCAATTATAAAGGCTATGGATAAATTATATTTACCTACTTGGAACTTACAGAGAACAGGGATAAGTCTTAATTTAAGCTGGGTGATTAAGGCTTCAGAAGATAAGA